AGGTGATCGTGCTTCTTGACTATACGGCCATTCTCGTCGCGCCGATAGAGCCGGTATTCGTTGAAGAAATTGAGCAGGTGGCGCATCACCTTCAGCTTGCCAACTGAGAGGGCTACCCATGTTGCATGGAGCCCGGCATCAACCGCATTGTCCGCCAGCGACAGGTGAAGTCCCTGCTGGATGTACTGGTCGTACAGCTTCACGCCATCATCGCCGCCGCTGCCGCGCGCAGCAGGGTCACACACCCCCCTGATCCACTCACCACGCACCTTGATCGCGGAGGCGTGGATCGGTGGCTCTGCCTGTCCGCGATAGTGCTCAGCGTAGAGGTAGCAGATGCCCGTTGTCGGCTCCCACGCACCCCATAGCGCAGCGGTTCGGTTCCAGCCCACGTCGAAAGCGTAAGCGCGAGGCCAGTGCGACGGGATGGAGAAGTGATCGCAGGTGATGTCCTCGGTGGGGATCGGGTAGATCGCGCCAGCGCCAAGACTTGGCACACCCTTCGACCGAGCCTCCCTCAGATACGGAGGGATCGAGGCGAGTAGCTCATCCTTCGTGCGCTGGTCGAGGTGGGGCGCGTCGTCCCACCCCGCATTGGTAAGGAACTTAGAGGCTGTGATCTCTGGCACTATACCACCGCCGTTCCATCGGCGACTTTGCGCCAGTTGTAGCCGTCCGCAAATACTGGCGCGTACCCGCCGGGGCAGTCCGAGCAATGCGCTTCGAGCCCTTGGTTCGGGGGGGTCGCGGCGAGTTCGGCGAAGGTATAGACCGGCTTCACGAGCTGCTGCACCTGATCGGACACAGCTTGCAGCTTCTTCGTGCGGACGGGATCAATCTCGTTCAGCCTGAACATAATTCGCTCCAATGTGAAGGCCGGAAGGCGGGGCACAACCGCCGTTCGCAGCTCGTGGGTGGAACTGTGTACCGTAACCGGGGTGTTCTGCGCCACCGCTGCTGGTGACGTGGAGCTGAGCGCATGGGCGGAGTTGCTGACCACGATCAGCGGCGAGAAGGTTGTGGACGGGCTCGTGGACGCATGGGCGTGCGTGGCATCCGACGGCGACGCGCTCGACTTCGCTGCGAGGGTGGGGCTGGTGGCCTCGTGTCCGTGAGCAGACGCATCCACGGCGACGCTCGACGCGGCACCAAGGCTCGGCTCAGTGGCCGCGTGGACGTGGCTCGCGCTCTCGGGCGCTACAACCGAATGTGCCGCGATGGTTGGCGAGGTCGCGGCGTGGCCGTGGGCCGCATCGCTGACTGCGGCGACGGACGCAGCCGAGACGGTGGGTGCCGTGGCGGTATGCGCGTGCTGGGCCTCCTGCACCGCGACGGCGACGCTCGCCGCGAGAGCCGGGGAGGTCGCGCTATGTCCTTGCGTGGCGTTGGCAGGCGTGATCGCTGCCGGGGTCGCCAAGGCAGGAGAAGTGGCCGCGTGTCCATGCGCGGCATTGGCCGGAGCGACCGTCGATTTAGCCGTGAGCGTCGGAGAGGTGGCGGAATGACCGTGCGTCGCGTTCGCCGGAGCGACCGTCGATTTCGCGGCCAGCGTCGGGCTCGTGGCGGAATGACCGTGCGCGGCGTTGTCCAGCGTCGCAATCGACTTAGCGGCTACGGTCGGCGCGGTGGCGCTGTGCCCCTGCGCTGCGTTCGCAGGCACGATAGCGATGGGGCCGATTGCAAGGCTCGGGCTCGTCGCGGCGTGCCCGTGGGCTGCGTTATCGACCGTGACGCCGTAGGTCTGGCCGAGATTGGGGCTCGTGGCCGTATGCGCCTGCGCCGCGTTCGCGGGCGTAATGGCGATAGGCCCGATTGCGAGCGAGGGCGAGGTGGCGCTGTGCGCCTGAGTAGCGTTGCCGGGCTGGGCGCTTGGGCCGCTCGGCACTTGCCACGTTATTCGAACCTGACCGCGCGCACCTGCACCACCACCGCCGCTCGACCCACCACCACCGCCACCGCCGCCGGGAGCAACGCCGGGAAGGCCAGTGCCGCCACTCGTGCCCGTTCCAGCCGCGCCACCAGTGCCGCCTTGTCCACCAGCGCCGCCGTCTGGCGTGCCTGCCGTTCCCGCAGCGGGGCGAACCGTCGTGCTCGCCGTGCCAGCGCCGCCAGCACCCGCATTGCCTTCAGAGCCTGCACCGCCACCGCCCGATCCGCCGCCGCGCGTACCGCCGCCACCGCCAGCACCGCCATTGCCACCAGTGTAGGATAGGTCGCCGACCAGCGAGCCGACCGTTCCAGAAGTAGAGCCGCCATTGGTAAGCCCGCCCGCGCCGCCGCGCGCCGAGGCAAGGGTCGTGCCGGATCGTACCACCGTCGAGGCTGCGCCCGCACCTCCATTCGCGGCGGTGGTGGCGGCTCCGGTCCCGCCTGTGCCCACCGTGATCGTGAACACGTCTCCGTTGGAGCAGGAGACGGTCTTAAGCGCAAACTCACCACCTTTACCGCCGCCGCCTTTACCGCCGCCGCCGCCGCCGCCTGAGCCCCAGCATTCAAGCTGGAGCGCGGTCGTGCCGGAAGGCGGATCGTTGGCACCCCCGCCGCCGACCGCGATCGTGGTGGAACTGGTGAGGGTGCGAGTGTCAGTGGTGCCGGTGGTTTCGGCTACGATATAAGAAGCAAAGGCACTGCTGGTGGGGGTCTCAGCAGCACTATATCCCAAATACTTGTTAACACCGTTAGTGGGCGCGATAAGTAACCGCTGCTCTGCACTCGCTATCATTATCCTAAAGTTGGACGATGACGCATAGGAGGAGAGCGGCACCGGAATATGGTTGCCCGCCGCTGTTGCGGAAGCAGAGCCAAGGGCTCCGGTCAAAGAACTTGCCGAGACGAAATTAGAACCGGCGGCGGTACTCCATGAAGAATTATATATTTCTACGTCGTGTTGGGAAAACGCGGGGGGCGTTGACCCCCGGCCCAAATTGACAATCGCGCTGAGCCCCGTCGGAAACCCACTGGTGTCAAAGCCCATAAAGGCTTGCCACACGTCAATGGCGGAAATGGTGCTGTTGAAAAACTGCCCGGCGTTAAGAACGCCTGCATTGATAAAGGCTGACATAGTGCCGCCGCCATTGGCGGCAGTAGCATAGTCGGCTGAGCGTGATTGTACGTGATGATCGTCAATGGCGCTCGCATAAGCGAGATACTTGAGGCCCATTACCGGGCATCCTCAAGGAACTGCCGCCCGATCTCCACGAGCTGCGCGTCGGTAGCGTTGTCAGGCACTTCTGCGCTGAGCAGCACCCGCATGTCGTTAACCGGGTCCACCCGCTTCCCCGGCGCATCGCAGGAGTAGCGAACCACCAGCGCGTCCACGCCCGCACGAACAATCTCGTGCAGGCCGTAAATGCCCACCTTTACCGAGGCGCTATAGGGGCCGCTCACCGATGCGACGGACGTGAGGCGATAGGTTGCCCCGCCGCGCGTGTAGTTCTGATCCACCAGCGGCGCGAGCTTGGCCGCGAGGAGGTCAAAGGCGGCTTTGCCGGTGATGGGCATGGCCTCCGCCCCCTTCTAGCCGGGGTTAGGAGGGATCGGCCAACTCGATCTTCCACGCGCCCATATCGAGCGTGCCGCCAGCAGCGACCGCTTGGCTGGCCGTCGTGGTGACGTAGCGAAGCGTGCTGTCGCCGCTCTTGAGCAGGGCCGCGTGGTTCACGGTGCCGCTCACGTCCACGACAACGCCCGACTTGGCCTGAATGCCGCGCTTGCGACCGGACGTGTCGCCGTCGGCGATTGCGTCGAAGGTCGGCACCACGTCGGCCAGCGCGTAGGTCGCATTGCCCTGCGCGAAGGTGGTGGGCTCGGCGGAGCACGCGGTATAGACGTTGGCGTCGGTCCAGTAGGTGAGCGCGGAGTCAGCGCCCGCATCCGCCATACGCTTAGCCATTTCTCAGAACCTCCTGCCCGTCCCACACATAAGCCTTGGCTTCTTCGAGCGAGATGCCGCGAGCCTCAGCGGCACGCTCCGGCATGACGAACTTGAACTTGTTGGCGGGGTCGAGCGGCGCGCCCCACACCACGCAAGGGTCAATGTCGAGTTCGTCGAAGGTGATCCGCACCTGCGCTTCGGCGGTGCTGTCCTCGGCCCAGCCGCACGCCTTGAAGTAGGGCGCAGCATCGGGGTCCTCGAACTCATAGACCGGGCCGGGGTGGAAATCGAGGAGACCGTGCTTCACGCGCTCCGTGAATACCACCTTGTCAAAACTGGCCTTCTGCTTCGCCACTGGCTGATCTCCCCCGGCTTTATTGCAAACCGCCGCCGTAAATTACAGATCGGCTGGCACCTCGTCTATACCTATCCACCCGGCCTCATCTCTTGTGGCAGGAAGCTCATTACCACCTCGGACATTCCAAGCAGCGGCGTGAACGTGAGCATGATGAGCCCGCTCGTTGTTGCGGTGCGGACCAGTGCCTCACCGTACACATCCTCCGGCGGCTCCTCGTCGAACCAGATCACGTGGCGCGCCGTTCCCTCGAACGAGCCACGCCCCTGCTGGTAGGACTTAAGCCCAAGCTCCGACCACGCACCCGTGCGGTGCTTGATCTTGATGGTGTCCACGAGGTCGGCAACACCCGCCTTCCAGCTGATCTGCCCCGGCTCCAGTCCGATCAGGTCTCGCGGGATCATTCCGCTGCCGTCGATGATCTTGCGCTGGCCCTCGAACGTGATGTCGCCCAGCAGCTCGTGCTGGATGATGTCGCGGGTCGTCTCGTTGGTCTTGCCAGCGGCCCAAGCCCGGATCGGGGAGGCGAAGCGGCGGCCCTCCCACCAGTGCGGATAGTTGCCGGTGAGGTGGCAGGTCAGCTCATAGGTGCCCGCAATCGTCTTGCCGACGCGGTTGCCTGCCATGAAGCAGCGCTCACGGTACTTCGCCCCGACGCGGAAGAACTCCATGTGCTTGGTGTATAGCTCACGACGAAGTGGGCCAGTGTCAGGGAAGAACGAAGAAAAGCGACCGTACTTCTCCTGCTCCTCCAGCTGCCACAGCAACTTGAGGAACTCCTCGACCTGTTCTTCCGGTAGTGATTGGGTAAACGCCTCAACGCCTACTCGGCGGATCGTTTCGAGATCAACAGGGTCAGCCATCAGAACTTGGCCGGCAACACGCGAGGCCGTGCTCTTTCTTCAGCATCAACTATTGCTTGGCCAAGCCGCTCCTCAGCCTCGTCGAGCCGCTTCTGGTAGAAGGCGACGATTGCCTCAGCTTCCCTGACGGCATCTGGCTTGACGGGGCGGCGCTTCTTCACCGGACCCTCGGCAACTTTTCGATGTGCTGGAAATGTGTGGGGTTGATCTTGCCGCTATAGTGGATGCCGACCCAGTGGCCGTTGTCGTAGCGTGCATAGACGGGCCAGAAGATAGCCGGGTCCCACACCTTGAGCACTTCGGTCAGTGGTGCGTCGCCGATCCTACCCCACCCGCACAGCTGCTTGTCGGCATCACGGATAGAGCGCTGGCGAGCGCGGTACTTCCGCGCCCGTTCACGCTGCTCCTCCCTGTACTTGGGATTACTTTGGTATCGCTCGGTTTGAGGGCTCACGGGGCGGGATCATTTCACACCGCCCTTCCGTCCGCAATAGCCCAGAGTGCGGGCGAACGCCGCCCACTTGTCCGCGATCTCCCGGCGCTCCTGTTCCTGCGACTTCTTCGGCGGGACCGGCTCGATCACGTACATCACTGCAACGTCTCCTGCTCCGCCTGCGCCTTCATGTTTTCGAGGTGCGTCATCATGTCACCGAACGCGGAGTGGACCTTGGCCATGCCGCGATATGGGTCCTTGCCCATCAGAGAGCCCGCCATGAGCGAGGACAGCAGGGTGGCCGTGATAGCAGCGAGCCCGCCCTCGAAGGTGAGCTTGCTGTTCGTCGCCT